CATTGTACGGCTATACGTTGATGGGCCATTACTACTTTCTTTTGATTCAGAATTAAAGACTGTCGTCTCATCCTTATTAGTAACACCAATATTTTCTTTCATATTACGGCTCTCACCAGCACTCGATGAAGATGAATTCATCTGGCTATTAGTAGAAACTTTATCAGTGCCTTCACTAGGTCTAAATGGATAGAATGGACCTATTGATACTTTCTTTCCTATTATAGGGATTGTGAATCCTATCTCAGGTATACCAAAGTCTTCTAAAAAACCAAATACTTGATCTTTGATTTTCTTGAAGAAATCTGCAATAGGAGAGAAGAATTTCTTTATAGGATCTACTATATACTCAGTGAATAAGTTACCAATATAATCAAATGCTTGCATTATAGGTTGTGCAATGTATGTATTGAATGCTTCTCCAATAGAACCTACAAATTTCTTAAGAGGTTCTATGATATAATCTGTAATAAATCCACTTACTCCATCTACTACACTGCGTATAGTATCAGCATCAAACAGTCCAAATGTTAAGAATGATAGTATCCCACCAAGACCTGCGATAAGCGCTTCACTAATAGAACCTGTTTCCATGAACTTAGTAAAACCATCCATGATACCATTTACTAATGAACCTATAATCATTACTGGAAGTAAGAATTTAGTCAGTGCTTTTAGTATATTCTTTGGATTGAAGAGAAATTTAATTGCCTTCATAAATCCTTCTCCAAGGAATCCTATAACAGTATCAAGCAATCCTCCAGAGCTGGCTTTCTTTTCCTCTTTTCCACCTGCCGCTTTAGGTATGTGACTAGTGTTTTCTGCTATCTGTTTAAGGTATTCAGTCTGCAGATCTGTAGAGCGTTCAGCCTCTAACTGATTTTCATCAGAGAAGTCCATAGCTTCTTTAATAGTTTCTTTATCTTTTTGTTTTTTCTTAGATTCTACTTCAAGTTGCTTCTTCGTATTTCCTGCAGTTTCTCCTCCACCAGCTCTAGAGTCTATTGTAGTTATTTTTTCAGCAATGCCTTCTTTAGTTTTTAGAAATCCACTCTCAACTATCTGCTTTTTATTTACTTGCTGTTTCTTAGATTCTACTTCAAGTTGCTTCTTCGTATTTCCTGCAGTTTCTCCTTTATAGAGTCTTGAATTTATTGATATTATTTTTGCAGTATTAGTAATATTTTCTTTATTTTGCGTATTAGATTTTAACTCAGATTGCTTTGTATTATCTGATTTATCAGCTGCATTTTCACGAATACGAGAATCTACAACTGTCATCTTTTTAGCTAGATTTTCTCTGTTTTTTAGAAGACCACTTTTAGCTATCTGCTGTTCAGTAAATCCTCGTTCTTTAAGACCTGATATTTCTCCTTCATTACCACGCATCTTCATGCGGATTTCTTGTTGTTCATTAAATTGCTTGCCGAATGTAGCTCTAGCATTAGCTTTCTTTTCTTTTTCAGTATCTCCTTTAGCTAATTTCCAATAATTAGGATCTACTTTCATTCTATCTTCTTCATATTGCTTACGAGCTGCACGACGATTTACTGCAGTTGCTACAATACCAGTACTATCTTTGTTAACTATTCCAGTCTTATTTAAGAAACCTTTAAGTGTAAAGAATTCTTTGAATCCTTTAGCAAAGTCGCTCATTCTTTCGCGTATAGTTTTGAACTGATCAATCTCTAGTGATTTTTTAGTAACATTTTCAGCTTGCTCTGCACTTATTCCTGGCTTAATCTGAGCTTTATTGTTTATAATTGATGTTTGCTTTTGTACTTCTTTAAATAATTTGATAATATTTGAGTTTAAGCCTTTGCCGTTATCGTCAGTAAGACCTTTTTTCAGAGTGTCATTAGCCGCATCTAGACTTTCATTAGATTTTTTCGTCAACTCTTCATCTTTAAGAGAATCGGCGCGGGAAGCTTCTTGCTTTTTTATGACTTTTTTCATTTATTTTGTCTCTCTATTCTTTCTTTTTCTTCTTCCAAGAATTTAACTAGCATGGCAACATATATTTCGCGCTCAAATGGTAACATATTCTCGATGTCATACAAACTATATTTATGATATTGCATCAGCGCGAAATTCATTTTATAATAGTTTGCTAAGTTATCATGACAAAGAGATATTAAAAAAAACCGCTTAATCCTCGAATAGTATGTTGGTGATGATACTTACACGATGGACAATCAAATTCTATTTGTTTTTCTAACTTAGGCATTGTTTCAAAGAACTTTTGAACTTTTTGAAATTGATCTTGTGTTAGATTATTGATAAAAGTTTCGAGATCTTCTCTGCTTTGCTCGTGCGCAGGATATGATGTTTCTTCATCGTATATACAATCTATACATTCGATAATGACATCAAATATCATATCTACTTCATTGCCTTCAAGCTTTTTCATTTTATCAAACAATGATAATCCAGGGTATTTCATCTTTATTCCAATATTGTCAAATAGAGGAATAATCTGTTTATGAGTTTCATCTATATCAACTTTTAGAGCAGTTAAGTCAATAGTGACATTCATCTTTGCTTTAGGATCATTGCACTCTAAACAGTTAAATGTAAGTTCAGAATATTCTCCAACTGACTTTGCTCTAAGCTGTGTAAAGATATACTCAATATCGAACATTGCTAGTTTATCAACCTCTACTTTACCAAGAGTACATTGACGAATTATATTTTTTAGCGTTTCAATCATGACATTTTCATCGTCACTTTGTTGTGCTATTAGAAGATCCTTTTGCTCTTTAACAAGGAAGGGTCTATATTTTACTTTCTGTTTAGTAGATGGTATAGTCAATTCATATGTTACTTGTGGTATTACTGGTAAAGCCATATTATTTTCCTTTTCTCAAATCATTAAGCATTTTGCTCAATTCAGTTGTGCTACCTACGAATATAGAATTATTCGTAGTATTCTGTGTTTTCTTATCAGGTGCTTCGATCGATTGTTTCTTCTTATGAAGATCTAGAAGTTGAGTGTTTATATCAGCAACGTGTTTCATCAAACCACCAACTACTTCAAATGCTCGAGGATGTTCGCTCATCTTAGCAACTTCTAATGCATGATTAAGTGCATCTTGTCCTTGTATTAATAATGTATGAAGGTTAGCTCGAGTAATCTCATAATCTGATTCTAACTTATCATTCTTATATTTAACAATATCAGGTTGAGTTATTACGTCAGCTGTAATCGTTGGTTCTATATCAAATACTTGATTCAATTTATCATTTATATTCATAATTTTTATGCATTATTAAAAATTCCACCAAATCCAGTGAATTCTCCTATGTTTTCTACAGAATCTATTGTTTTAACTCCGTCTAGACTAAAATCATTAAATTGTTGTTGGAATGCTTTAAAGTCTGTAAAGTAATTTTCAGGAATTACAGTGTCAGCAGGATAACCATAATTATAATTAGGTAATTCACGTGCAATTGGTTCAGCAGTTCCATCAGAATCTCCCTGCTGCAATAATTGTTCATTAATTGCATATTGATATGTGAAAGTTACTTGAAGCTTCATCACATCTTTGGAAGAATAATCTAATTGAATTGGCGCAACTGATTTTGGATAACATCTATAAAGTATAGTCTTATATCTAGCTTTACTTTCAATGTCTTCTGTTATAATATTCATTGCACTTGATACATAATCATTTGGATAGTTAAAAGATCTACTATATGGATTTTGAACTAAATCCATCCATCTATCAAATAATTCTTTTACATATAATTCTTTGTCTACATAAAAATTCATAGTAATAGGTTCCCATAGTTTTTCATATGGAACTTCCTTAAATTCTCCATAAGATCTAACTTGTGAAGTACCAAATGAAACACCTGGTATTTGAGTCTGATCACAGAACATTTGAATTACTGGTAACTTTTCTCGTATTGGTGATTCTTTAATTAATTTTGCTGGTAAAAGTAATTCAACAGTAAAGTGATTAGCTCTAGCCATGCCTTGTTTCACATTAGCTATGAATTCATTTAAACTACTCATTTTATTGAGTCTCCAAATACTGTCATCTTATTAGCTCCTACAAATTTTTCTACAGGTAGCATCATTGCGGTGTGCCATTGATCACCTGGAATCTCAGCAAATAGCGATCTTACGTGAGGCTTTAAATAATGTTTTATACACGATTCAGCTAACTTAAACCTACTCATACCTGATATTAAACTCCATGAATATTTTATTTTAGTTGTATCATCAAAATTTTTATTATTGGCAAATTGCATCAATTTAGTCATTAAAAAAACTCTATGGTATGGAGATAAGTAGTGCATGTTCAATCCCATAAATCCATCGCGTGTAAATGAATAAGGAAATACGAGAGGGAATCTATCATAATATGGTAATTCATCTTTATATTTTGGATCATAATAAAACATATAAAGCTTGCCGGGAGTTAGTTTAGTTACTACTCTCTGTTGAGTAAATAACTTATTAGTATCTATTCTTTTTCGCGCAAGCAGCAGAGTCTGCTGTTGAAACCAGGTCTTAGACTGAGTTTCAATTGATTTATCGAATTTATATTTTTCGAAAATCGTTTGCAGAGTTTGTTTTTTATCTACTATCACAATCCTAGTTCATCCTCCGTTAGGATAATAAATTCCCAATTTCTATCTTTTGAATATCTTCTTGCATATTCCCATTTTGCTTGATTTACTAAATAAGTAGTAGCTTCCTTTAGAAACTTTGCCGTCTGTCTACTTCCCTGAGGTTTCATTGTTTGCGCTTTAGGCTTAATTTCTACTAAGTATGTTTTTTTATTAATAGTTTCTATCTTAAAATCTACAAAATACCTATGTATTTTACCATCAATTGGAGATACATAGGGTATCACGGTTTCCTCCGAGCTCCATTTAACTATAGAGGGATTTTTATCACACCAAATAGCAAACTTGGTCTCCCAACTCGATCTCATTATGATATTCGATGGGTCACCAGCATACTTTTTGGGGTTAAATGGTACGTATTTTCTTTTATGATACATGTATAATAAATAGACTATACAATTAACTATATTTATACCACTATGGCGACACAAGCAAATTCCTCAGCAAATCAGATTGGCAAGGATTCTTCAGCCTTTGCGCCAAATTTTGATTATATTGCCTCTAAATTTGAAAGTGGTAAGTATAAAGTCAAAGGACTATCGTATCCAGAAGATTTAATGTCATCTCCAGAATATGAAAATAGTCGTGTTATATTTTATATTAATACTTCAGTAGATTCTCGTGTATTTAAAGCGGGAAGTCAAGTTGCTACAGTAGAAGGCGTTCAGCGCGATATGCGCGGCCAATTAGTAGGACAAAAAATATCTAGTGAACAAGCAGCAGGTGCGGCAGTTGCCGCAGGTGCATTAGGTGGTACTGCAGCAGGAGCTGCATTGGGCATTAATACAGGTGGTAGTGCTGTAGCTGGTGCACTAGTTGGTGGAGGAGGTGCAGCAGTTATAGCAAGTTCAGCAAATAATGCTGAAGTTCCAGAAGCACAAAAGAAAGAACCAACATTTTCTCGGCCGCAGCGTAGACTTGAAGCCGCAATCGCGCTATATATTCCTAATCAATTATCTGTAAGATATTCAGCAGGATGGGGAGAAGAAGATACTGCAGCATTTTCGATGTTAGCAAAGGTTGGAAGTGAAATTGGTAAAACACTAACTGGAAGTGCAGACATTAAAAGAAGCGGTGGAGTTGCAGGAGAGATACTCACTGCACTAGCAATTAATAATGCTCCTATGGGTAAGGAGATGGGAATAGCTGCAGGATTAGCATCAAATCCTAAGAAAGAACAAGCTTTTAAGAATGTTGACTTTAGAACATTTTCATTTGAATATCAATTTGCTCCCCGTTCTGCAACTGAAGCAATGGGTGTTCAGAACATTATCAGAGCATTTAAATATCACATGCATCCAGAATTTAAAAGTGCTGATGCATTTTTGTACATATACCCATCTGAGTTCGATATAGTATATTATCAAGGAGTAGAAGAAAACTTAAACATTCATCGTCATACTTCTTGCGTACTCACTGAAATGAATGTTAATTACACGCCAAATGGTGTCTTTAGTACATTTGAAAATGGTATGCCAACTCAGATAAATTTAACACTTACCTTCAAGGAACTCATGCTTCTATCGAAGGAAACAATCGAGAAATATACCTAATATGTACTTCAGACAATTTCCACAGATATATTATGATTTTCCAAAATTAAATTCTGATAATTTTCTTCAGATTCTAACTGATATTACAACTAATGTCAGAGTTAGAAAAGAAGCACTTGAAAATGTAACTATATATGATGAATATGATATACAAGAAGGAGAAACTCCCGAAATAATAGCAGAAAAAGTATACGGTAATCCAGAATTGCATTGGGTTATTATGCTAGTTAATCAACGTTATGATTATCTTGCTGATTTTCCACTTACTAACATTGAATTGAATCAATTATGTATTGATACTTATGGTGAAGATAATTTGTATAATGTTCATCATTATGAGAAAAATAAAATCATATGTGAAGCTATGGCTTCTTTGAAAATTCCAACTGGAATATATGCATCACTTAAAGTAAATGATATTCTAACATCTAATTTATCTACAGCAGTTGCAAAAGTTATTGGTCTTGGTATTTCAAATGTTAGAATAGATGGAATACTTGGAAATGGAAAGTTTTTATGTGATCCAACTACACTTACAGCAGGTCAATTGATTACTATTACTGGTAATAACATTGGAAATGGTGTAATTAATGAATATGTTTCCGGAAATGTTTATAGAATTTCAGAAACAAATGGTAGTACATCATTTAAATTAGTAACTCAAGGTAACGTTGCAATTACAACTAGTCAAGAAGCAGGTGCTAAATTTACAGGATTAATATTTTCTACATCTACTGTTTCAACTGCGCAGATATTAATTCAAAAAGGTATTCTAACCGCAGGTGATAGTGTTATAGTAAGTGGAGTAAGATTTAATGAATTGACAAATGTAAATGAATATCATTCGCTTTCAACCTTTGTTGTTGGAACAAACGCATTTCAAATAAGTGATGTTTATACTGCTATAACTAATTTAGAGTTTGAAACTAGACGAAATGAAGCTAAACGAAGAATAAAGTTACTTTCTCCTGTATTAGTAGATCAATTTGTAAGAGAATTTCAAACACTTGTGATGCCATAATATGCAAGATAGTAATTCTAGTCTAAGATTTGCTGGTGACGTACAGCTTAGACAAGTGAGACTACACTCACTGAATGGTCAGGTTGCAAACATAATTAATCAGGTAGAAAGTATATCTGTTTATGAAGATTTATTCTCTAATTTCATTACGCTTTCTATTGTATTAAGAGAATCTATTGATTATTTAAATCTTTTTCCATTTATGGGAGAAGAATATATCGATATTGATATAGTTACTCCAGGGACTGATAGACCCATAATTGGAAAGTTCTATATCTATAAAATAGAAGATCGTGAATATACACGAGAAAGAGAAGTTGTATATATTATAAAAGCCATATCTCAAGAATATCTAAATGATGCTAATATTAAAATTAGCAAGGCGTACTCTGGAAGTATAAGCGAAAGTGTATCTAAGCTTCTTGGAAAAGAAGGTCTGAATACAAAGAAAAAAACATTAGTGCAAACTACATCTAATACTACTAAATTTGTTTCAGCGTTTTGGTCTCCAGTAAAGTGTATAAACTATCTTGGTGCAGCTGCTATTAATCAGAAGAAGTCTCCAACTTATTTGTTTTATGAAAATAGGGATGGATTCAACTTTAAAGCTATAGATGATTTACTTGTTGAAAAAACATATCACACATTCACCAGAGATAATTATACAAGAACTGAAACGGATCAAGGTGTTGGTAGTCTAAAGGATCCAGATAAAGATTATAAAAGAGTCTTATCATTGAGTATTCCAGTTGTAACAGATTATATGAATGATATTCAGACTGGTAGATTAAAATCTAAAATAATTTCTCATGATATTGTAACTAAAAAATATACAGTAAAAGATTATTCAATTAAGAAAGACACTATACCTATGTCATTGTTGAATCCTAATCCAGCTTATTCAAAGTATGCTACTTCAAATAGTTCTAGCACAATGATGCTTATGCCTAGGTACTATAATAACTTTAGTAATTTTCCAGATGTTACTAATTCTAAAGTTATACAAAAACGAATGTCTTTCTTTCAGAATTTAAATAAGTTTAAGGTTAATATAGAGGTTATTGGTAGAACTGATTATACTATTGGGCAAGTTGTAGAATTGAATATACCTAAAGCTGGTATTATTACAAAAAATGATAATGACACTCGTGATTTAATGTTATCTGGACGTTATTTAATATCAGCAATAAGTCATTATATAAACAGAGAAAATCATACATGTTCACTAGAATTAATAAAAAATTCTACATTAACTGATTTGAGTAAGGCGTAAAAATGCTATATACTGGTTGTGTTGAAAATAGAAATGATCCTATGAAACTTGGTAGATGCCAAGTTCGTGTAGTTGGTGTTCATACTCATGATAAGACTTCACTGCCGACAGAAGATTTACCTTGGGCATATCCTCTTCAGCCAATTACATCGGCGGCTATAAGTGGAATTGGATATTCTCCTCTTGGTGTTGTTGAAGGTTCTTGGGTTGTTATAATGTTTAGAGATCCAGATGACTTACAGCAGCCAATAATACTTGGTACAATTGGTGGTATACCTCAAGCAGAGAATAAAGGAGTTGAAGAAGAAGACGACGATTCAATTTCTATTGATGGAGTTCCTGAAAAGACTGAAGACACTCCAAAAGGTAATTTTGTAACTGATGGATCAGGAAATACAGTAACAGATGGTAATGGGAACCCAGTGCAAACTGGAACTAGTGCAGTTACAAATACTACTGCTACAACACCGGCAACAACTACAAAGCCTTCGGGAAAAATTCCTCCAGCATCAGCTAAAAAGGGTATAGATGCATTAAATCAAGCAATGGATGCAGTTAGTTTCAAGGGCAAATATGGACGAGCTTCTGTTTTAGCAATTGCTATGGGAGAAAGTGGATGTGTGCCTCAATCAGAAGGATTTTTCTATAAGACTGCGGAAGTACTAATGACAGTATTCGGTAGTACTTTTAAAAACAAACCAGAATTAGCTCAAAAATATGCAAAGTGGACTGGTACTAGAGAATCTTTCTTTGATTTAGTGTATGCACCTGAAAATAATGGTAGACAGTTGGGTAATACGCAACCAGGTGATGGTGGTAAATTTTATGGAAGAGGCTTTATACAATTAACTGGTCGAGCTAATTATGCTAGATATGCAAGATTATCTAGTGTAGACATCCTCTCACAGCCTGATCTATTAAACAATGATTATGATGCATCAGCTAGGGTTGCAGTTTCTTATTTTAAAGATAGGGTAACTAAAAGTCCTGATGATCCAGGATATCTTGAAGAAGCTTTGAAAAAAATTGGTAATGATACAGGAACTGGTGGTTATGATAAAAAGCGTGGATATTATCAATATTTTCTTGGAGAATCTGGTCCTCCACCAGAGCAAACAGATAAGTCTACAAAGCCTGGAAATGAATCACAAGGTATACCAGTTGCAGAAAATGGATTGCCAGTAGATAGACAAAAGAATATAACAATTGGATTTAATGATCCCAATATGAAATATCCATTGCGTTCACACATTGGTGAACCTGATACTAATCGTCTTGCTCGTGGAAGAATAAATGGTACTATAGTCGAATATAAAGATAGTAAAAGATTACAAGGAATTAAAACTGGTGCTGAATTCACATGGGACCAACCTGATATTCCTTATAATGCAAAATATCCATTTAACAAAGTTATGGAGACTGAATCAGGTCACGTAATGGAATTTGATGATACTCCAGATAATGAACGTGTACATATATATCATCGTAAAGGAACATATACAGAAATTGATGCAAATGGCTCTCAAGTAAATAGAATTGTAGGTGATGGTTATTATATAATGGAGCGCAATGGGTATGTATTTGTTGGAGGAGATTGTAACTTAACTGTAGAAGGAAATGTAAGACTTCTTATAAATGCAGACGCCTTGATTGATGTAACAGGTGATGCTAAAATTAATGTTGCTGGAAGTAGTAGTCTAAATGTTGCATCGGATATGAGTGTAAATGTTGGTGGTAAATTTGCACTAAAAGCTTCTGGAATTAATCTAGAGTCTACAGGTGATTTTAATGTAAATGCTTCTGGTAGTAATAAACTGACATCTGGAGGTGGATTTCATGCGAATGCTTCTGGTGAAGCTCGTTTAGAAGGTTCTACAGTTCACTTAGCAGAAGGTGCTGATTCCGCAGAATCATCTGGTCTTGGAGGTGCGATATCTGCAGGAACTAAGAATACGAAAACTTTTGAACAATTAAAACCGGAACCACGCAATTTAGAACAAGAAGTACTATTTGAAACACCTGAAGAAAATACTTCTGATACTGCTAAAGAATATCACGAGAATAGAGATACTACTAGTACAGGAGTAGAGAAACCTCCTGTTAAAGAAACAGAGGCTACTGCGAAACCAGAAAATACAGCCAAAGGTACGGATCCTTCATGTGATGTAATTTATGGTATGGCTTCATTGCCAACATCATATGTTCTTTACACTGATAAAACTGGTCATAATTGGACTATTGCTCAATTGGTAAGACAAAATACTCTTACACCTGGAAAATATGGCGCTCCTGCAAAAGATTATACAATACAAGATTTAGCATGTAATTTAAAAGCGCTATGTGTAAATATTCTTGGTCCATTGAATGAAAACATTGGTCCAGTTGGTAAAGCTTGGAATATAACATCATGTTATAGAAGTGCTGTAGTAAGCGGAGGTTCTACAACATCACAACATATGATTGGAAGTGCTGTTGATATATCAATAGGTGGTAATTATGGTTATAAGATTAACTATGATTGGGCTGTAAAACTAGCAGCTATATTACCATACGATCAAATGTTGCTAGAATATAGAGATCCTGGTGTAAATGGTAGCAAAGATCCAAAGAGAATAAATTGGCTTCACATATCTTATAATAATTATGGGCCCGGTAGAAAAGATCTACGCACATTCTTAAATGATAAGACTTATAAGACGGAGTTAGTAAATCTTGGCACTTAGTTTTGCGCAATTCAATGAAAGTGGATTTCCAGGAATAATAGAATATACTAATGATCCAGATGGTGGAGTTGTTGCACCACCTTCACGTATAAAGGCTGTATATGAATATGGAGATGTATTTTCAGTAGATTTAAAATTTAATGATTATATTGATATGGGAGAAGGTGTACCTCCAACTATAAGATCAGTAGTTATTGATATAATATCATTTGTTCCTCAAGCAAGTGGCATTACATGCGTGAAAATATCAGCAGATACGGTTAGAATTAGTGGATCGGCACAATCAGCTTTCACTGATTCGTTCTATCAGTTTATAATGCGTGATAAAACACTAAAAATCTTACCAGTTAATACTACAGAAGATTATCTTGCAATTGTTAGATGGTCTCCACCATCTATAAAAACTATAGATACAGTTAGTACTTTAAAATTAAAAATAGATAATTTAATTGAAGAGACTATTAATATAAGCCAACTTGTGCAATGGTATTATCCGACAGCAGTCCAAGGGTTTCGAAATGCCCTTGCTAAGGGAAAAGCATAATGGGAGGAGTAGTAAGATCTGGAGGCAATGATTCTGTATTTTCACCAGATGGTGCTGGATATAAGTGCAGACAACCAATGGTTACAAGCACCGGGCCAGCTACTCAAACACGCGTTACTGCAATGGGAATACCTATTGTAGTTGCTGGAGATCAAGTAGCGATGCATCCTTTATCTGGTTGCGGTCCAGATACATCTACATTAAGTAGTTATTCTTCTAAAGTATCTGCTTGTGGAAGTGGCATTGCCCGTATAGGCGATATGTATGGTAATAATATTATTATTTCTTGTGCACCTAGAGTATTTGGTAATTAACTATATCCAAGATACATTATACCATGTATAAAATGTCCTGTAAAATCAAATAAATAAAAGAATATGGCACGAAATACAAGAACATTTTCAGATTTAGATTTTAACTTTGGCTTGCATCCAGCAACGTCAGACGTTGTCACGCGTTATGATGAAGATGCAGTGAAACAATCTATAAGAAATTTAATTCTTACACAGAATTATGAAAGACCTTTTAGAAGTAATATTGGATGTCAGGTGAAAGGGTTGCTTTTTGAACCAATATCTCCTCTTCTGACAGCAATGATAGAAAGAACTATTTCAGATACTATTATTAATTATGAACCAAGAGCGGATTTAATTAGTGTTGAAGTTAAGTTTAGTCCAGAAAATAATAGTGTATATATTAGCATAACATTCAAAATAAAGAATACTGAAACACCAGTAAATATCAATTTAATACTAGAGAGAACTAGATGAGTACTAATAAAAGAATACAAGTATCTGAATTAGACTATAATCAGATACGAGAAAACCTTAAGACTTTTATGCGAGGTCAGTCTCATTTTAGTGATTATGATTTTGAAGGATCTGCACTTTCTACATTAATTGATCTTCTTGCTTATAATACACACTATAATGCTTTGTATACAAACTTAGCAGTTAATGAAATGTTCCTTGACTCTGCAAGTAAGAGAAGCAGTGTTGTGTCTATTGCAAACAACTATGCATACACTCCAATTTCAGCTAAAAGCGCACAAGCTACATTAAGTCTTATAGTTAATCAACAAAATGCAACTGCTCAACTTAAATATATACCAAAATTATCACCGTTTTCTACTACATATAATAGCATACCATATGTATTTTATACACTTGAAAATTATGTAGCTGAAAGAAATGGAAATATATACTCATTTCCAATTGTAAAAGTTTATGAGGGAACTCCTCAAACATTTGTATTTATATGCACCGAATTAAATCAGAAGTTTATACTTCCTCATGTAGATATTGATACGTCAACACTAACAATTACGGTGCAATCTACTAGTGAACAACCTGATTATGAGAAATACGCTTTAGCAAGTGATGTAATTTCACTTGATTCAACGGATAAAGTATATTACCTTAAAGAACTAGAGGATTCTACATATCAACTTTCATTTGGTGCTAATGGACTTGGATTACCAATTTCAATTGGTAATATTATAACTATTCAGTATTTAATATCTAGTAAAGATGCTGCCAATGGCGCTTCAATGTTTACTTATACTGGTGAAGGAGTTGGAGGATTGGTATCATGTACTACTACATCTTCTGCGTTTGGAGGAAAAGAAAAAGAAACAGTAGATCAAATCAAGTACAATGTTACTAGATCATATTATAATCAGAATAGAGCTGTTACACCAAATGATTATAGCTCTATAATAACACGATTATATCCAAATATAGACTCAGTGAGTGTATGGGGAGGAGAAAACAATGACCCTCCACAATATGGAAAAGTATTTATATCAATTAAGCCTAATAATGAACCATATCTAACTCCAAGTGAAAAGTCATATATTAAAGAAATAATTTTAAAATCTAGAAATGTAGTTTCTGTGACACCGGAAATAATTGATCCTTCATATATAGATTTAGCTATCAATACAACAATATATTATAATAAAAATAAGACAACTAGATCTGCCGCGCAATTATTGACTGCTGTAACGAATACTATTATTAATTATAATGATACCTATCTTCAGAAGTTTGATGGTGTATTTAGAATGTCTAAATTTTCTTCTGCAATAGATGCTACAGATCAATCTATACAAAGTAGTATAACAACTTTTAAAGGGTATTGTGAAGTTATACCTAAATATAATGTATACTCAGAATATAAACTTAATTTACTAAATCCAATTTATAATGCAGGAGTTCCAGAAGAAGCATTTAGTTCTAGTGGATTTTATATAGATTCTACTGATATCGTGTATTATCTAGATGATGACGGTATAGGTAATATTCGTTTATATACTATTGTAGAAGGAACTGGTGATAAATCAATTAAGAACACATCCATAGGAACTATAGATTATTCTAATGGATATATCTATGTTAAAGGTTTGACTATATTTAATATAGTAGATGCTAATTTTTATTTTATAATAAAAACTCAATCATATGATGTTGCATCGATTAGAAATCAGATAGTTAATATACCAGAAAGTAGAATAACTGTTAATGTTATAGAAGATCTACAATCTTCTGGAACATATGCAGGTGGAACTAATTATAAGTTTACATCAAGTAGAAACTAATGCTAGCTAAAGCAAAATTATCTAATATAGTTCAGAGACAATTTCCTGAACATATTAGAGAAAATTATCCTCTGTTAGTAGAGTTTGTAAAACTCTATTATGAATTTCTTCAGCAATCTCAAAATCAAGAACTTGAGAAAATTCGTGACATTGATACTTCTCTTGATGAATTCATAGATAATTTTAAAGCAGAACTAGCTAAACATATTCCTCTTGATAACGTTTCTGACAAGAGACTTCTACTTAAAAATATAAGAGAGTTTTATCTTTCACGAGGAAGTGAACAATCTTATAAATTTTTATTTAGAACATTATTTGCAAAAGAAGCAGAATTGTTCTATCCTTCTACTCAGATCTTAAGAGTATCTGATGGTAAATGGAAACAAGATGTTTCTATATTTTTAAGAGTTACTGGAACTACTCAAACTTTATTTCCAATAGAAGGAAAATTTGTAACAATAACTACTTCTACTAAAACTATTAATACATATGTTTCTAAAGTAGTTGAGTATGCAGACGATATTTATGAAGTATTCATAGAAAGAGAATACCAGAATAATATTACTGTAGATTCTATAGTTTCTTCAAAAATTGATAATATTACTTATACTGGTATAGTTCTACCATGTCCTACTAAAGTTAGTATATTTCAGGCAGGAACAGGATTTAAAGTTGGTGATATTTTTTCATTAAAAACCGCATTAGGTCGTGGATGTACTATTAAAATCACAAAGATTGATTCTAATGGTGGAATAAAAGCTATACAAATAGTTTCATTTGGATTAGATTATGTAAGTACATTTTATTCATATCTTTCTAGTGAAAAAGATATAGCATGGGAATATATTCACCCAGCTAAGTTAAATCATCCAGCTCCATGGAATCCTTCATATACAGATCCATTAGATCATACAACTAATTATGGTTATGCATCTAAACAAATATATTTCTATGATGATGTTAACATTCCAATTCAAACTAGCAGTTATGGTGGCGATCGTCTATATGCAGATGGATCATATGTTGGTGAAATTGTAGGATCGTTCTTCGATGAAAGTAAAAATGAACTAAAAGAAGAACTAGCTATTATTCAGGTTGATCTCGGTGCTGTTGCCAAGTATCCAGGTTATTATTCAACATCGGATGGATTTATTTCAGATGAGATGTATATTCATGATGGCGAATACTACCAAGCGTTTTCTTACGTAATTAAAGTAGAAGAAGAACTAAGAAAATATGCAGATATCGTAAAGGCACTAATTCATCCTGCTGGAATGAAGCTATTTGCTGAATATAATATAACCAATATCATTAATGTTGCAACAAGATCTATTTTAGTACAGACTGTGCTACAGTTACCTACAGATGGTGCTGATGTATTCTCTGTAATAGATAGAGGAGAAGGGTATACTAGCTATACGACAACATATTCACAAGAACTAAATGATTGGGTTGTATCTCCTGCAATTGGCGCAAGTATAGTAAGCGCATCTCAGGGTAAAGCGGCTTTAATGGTTAAGAAGATTGCTGAAAGCATGGCTTCAGCAATCACGACTTCAATTATAAAAGACTTTACTAAAGTATCTATCAGTGATCAAACAATAAATGATCTAATTGTAAAACACTTTTATAAAGTCTTGTCAGAAACAATAACAGATATTGCAGTGGAAGTAGTAAAAGACGTAACTAAGAATTTAACAAGCGCTGTTGCTAATACTGAGAAAATAGAAAAATTAGTAGAAAAATTAGTTGAATCTCTTCCCGTAGTAGCACAAGATACTGTTGTAAAACTATTTACAAAGATAGCTTCTTCTGATTTTACTGCAACTGTGACTGATAT